CCAAGGAGGCGGACCGCCGCGAGTCTTTGCCGCCACTTTTGGCAAGGCTAGCGACGCGGACGGCTGACGTCAGGTCGATCGCCCGGTCCTCCAGGCGGCGGCCAAGTGTCGGGCGGTAGTGTTTGGGGAAGCTGCGTGTTCTTCCAAACACCATGACGGTCAATTGGTAGCTGTCGGCGAGGATCTTGGGGCTTCTAGCGCTCATGGCGTCGCCCCCGGCCGTCGCGGTCCTGACCGCGCTCGATTTTCTTGATCAACGACGCAAACGCGGGCAGCACATCCCCCTCCAGAAAGGCGACGTCGCTGGCCCAACGCAGCCTCGCATCAGGATCACTGTAAACGAGCGCCAACGCCGCGCCGATCAGCCCCCGGGAGCGGTCATAGTAGGCGCGCTTTTCTGCGCCATACGAATAGAACCCGGAGCCGAGCTGCTCGAGAATCGCGCCCTGCAGATCACGCAGTCGATGGCCGTAGCGGAGCTTGTCGGCCTCCCCCCACATCGGCATCCGGAAAGCCTCCAGGCACAGCCGATAGCAGGCAAGCCCGTCGAGGTTCTTTCCAGAGGAGGCCCGCCTGGGGCGCGGCGGGCGTTCGCTGCCCGTGGCCTCCGGCGACTTCGGAAGCGTTTCCGAAATTTCCGAAATTTCCGAAGTTTCGGAAATGGCCTGAGGCTCCCTTTCCGTGAGACCGCTGGCCTGCCGAAAGGCCTCCAGCGATGCGAGGTCGACAAACCAGCGCTTGCCGACACGCAGCGCTTTGATCTGTCTGGCCTTGATGTAGTTGAGGACCATGCGCTCAGAAACACCGAGAGATTTCGCGGCAGTATCGACGCTTACCTCGAGCTGGGATTGGGGCTGGCTGCGGCGTGGCATCGCGGGCGGCATGATCCTTAATTGGGAGCGCAGTGCACCCTAGCAGGGGACATGCCCGCTCAAAAGGGGGAAAATTCCTGGCTGGCATAATTTCCGAAATTTCGGAAATTTCCGAAGTTGCGGAAGTGACGATTCCGAAGTTGCGGAAATGCTGCCTGATGAAAGAATAAGCAATCTGAATTAAATCAACATGTTGCGTAAAGCTGCTGTTTCGGCATAATTTCCGAAATTTCGGAAATTTCCGAAATGGAGCCGCTGGGGGCTAACGCCCCCAGACCCCCAAACCAAGGACCAAGGTCCAAGAAACCAAGGACTTTAGTGGGCATTGGAGAAGGCGCAGCGAAAGCCCACGGCGCTGCCGACGTTCGACGGCCCACTGCTCAGACCGGCGGCGAACACGCCGGCGCTCGTGCCAGCGCTCCAGGGGCCGCCGCGGAGCAGGGCATTGCCACTTGCGCTGCACCCATAATACTGACCGGCCCCGTTGGAGGAGGTCAGAGAGCCGCTTGGGCCAGCGACTAGCTTCTCCCAGTCGGTGACGTTGGCGTTGTTCCACTCGACCCATCCGGTGGTGTACCAGCTCGTCGTGTCGCACTGCGCATCCGTCCATTCCCAGACGTTGCCGGCGAGGTCCCAGATGGCATTGCCGTTGCTGAGGACGTGGGTGCGCATTTGCGATTTGTTGGCGCCACCAGCCGAATAGGCTGTGCTGTAGCCGTTGCCCGTGCCGCTATAGCCATAGTCGGTGCTGTTTCCGGCATAGGTACCAGGGCCACGCAGGGCACAGGAGTTGTTGCTGGCATCGGAGAGCGCCACAGTCAGCGTGCAGCTCGCAAGCGAGGGGTCCGCCACCGCGGCCAAGGCGCTGGCCGGAGAGTTGTCGGAGTGGCCGGTGGCAAGCTGAATGCCGGCGGCAGAGTCGATATCGTTGATGGCGGTGGCCTCGATGTTGCGGGCAATCGTCATCCACTCGCCCTCGTTGACGAGGTGGCCGCCGACCCGCTTGCAGGCGCTCATTGCCTCATACCAGGAGACAGAGACCCAGGGGGTGCCCGTGGCGGTCGAGACGGCCTGGCCGGTGGCGCCATCCTTCTTGGCCTCGTACTTCATCACGCAGAAGCTCTCTCGCGTGAAGCTGCTGTCGGCAGGTACAAGGATATAGCCCGTGGGGCAGGTGAGGCTGGCGGCCGGCAGATTGGTGAGCTGCGAGCCGTCGACGGCGGGCAGCTTGGCAGTGCCGTCGAGTTGGACGACTTTGTTGGCGGTCGTGCCGACATCCAGCGTGGCAGCCGTGCCAAGCCCGAGGCTGGTGCGCCCGGTGGCGGCGACAAGACCCGTGGCACCGCCGTCCCATTTCATGCGGTCTGTGTAGGCGGTGTCCCAGTTGGCGGAGTTATCGGTCACGACGCTGTAGGTTCCGGCACCGGTGCGGGCCATGAGGCCGTTTGAGCCGAATTCGCCGTTCATCACGGCACCGGCGCTGTCGACCGTCGCTGTGGTGACGACGCTCGTGAGCTGCGAGCCGTCGACGGCGGGCAGCTTGGCAGTGCCGTCGAGCTGCACGACCTTGTTGGCAGTGGTGCCGACGTCCAACGTGGCGGCCGTGCCGAGGCCCAGACTGGTGCGGGCGGTCGTCGCATTGAGGCCGCTGGCGCCGCCGTCCCACTGCAGGCGCTCGCTGTAGGCGGTGTTCCAGTTGCTGCTGCTGAGAGCAAGCCACGACGTCGTGCTGCCGTCGGTCGTGAGCACTTTGCCGGAGTTGCCGGTCTGTGCGGGCAGAAGATTCGTCAGAGCGCCGTCGGCCGTCGTCGCGCCGGTGCCGCCTTTGGCGACGGCCACGGCCGCACTGAGGTTGGCGGGGCTGAGGCTGGTAAGGGCCGAGCCGTCGACGGCTGGCAGCTTGCCCGTGCCATCGAGCTGCACCAGTTGATTGGCGGCGGTGCCGGCATCGAGCGTAGCCGATGTGCCGAGGCCGAGGCTCGTTCGGCCGGTGGCGGCGACGAGGCCGGCAGAGCCGCCGTCCCACTTGAGGCGGTCGGTGTGCGCCGTGTCCCAGTTGGTCGCGTTGAGAGCACTCCACGAAGCCGCCGTGCCGTCGGTCGAGAGCACCTTGCCGGAATTGCCGGTCTGGGCGGGCAGCAGGTTGGTGAGCGCTGCGCTGGCGCTGGCGGCCCCGGTGCCGCCGCGGGAGATCGAAAGCTGCGCCTCGGAGCTCATCACGCCGCTTCCGTCGTTGACGAGCACATGGGAAGCCGTGCCCGACGCCAGCTTGGCGCGGGCGATACCCGCGCCTGTCTTGATCTCCGAGTCGTCGATGCCCGTGATCGTGTTGGTGTCGGCATCGATCGACTTGTTGGTGAGCGTGTCGCTCGAGTTGGCCGTGGTCGCCGTCGCCCAGGACAAGACGCCCGAGCCGTTGGTGCTGAGCAGCTGGCCGGCGGTGCCGTCGGCCGCTGGTAGAGTCCAGATCAGGTTGCCGGCGATGGAGTCGGCGGCCTTGACGCCGACGTAGTTGTTCTCGAGCCCGTCACGCTCGGTAAAGCGCAGCTCGCCAGTTTGCCCGGCACCGCTGCCATAACCGCCGAGCGTCACGGCGGCCTGGAGGTCGGTGGTGAGCGAGCCGACCGGCAGGACGGTGGCGGCCGTGATGGTCGCCTGCTTGGCGTTGAGCTGGGCTTGCGGGTCAGAAGTCAGGCCCGCCAGATAATTGAAGTGCGTGTTGTCGACCGCTCCCGTGCCGATCTTGCTGGCGTCGATGTTGGCCGAAGCGCTGATGTCGGTGTCAGCGATGGTGCCGTCGGCGATGGTGGTCGACGTGACGTCGCCAGCGTTCAGCCCGCCGCTGGCAATGTCGTTCATGAGCTTGAAGCTGCCGGTGGCGTTGTCCCACTTGACGACCTTTTGATCGTTGCTGGCATCAAGAGCGTCGGTGAAGGCCTTGCCGCGGATCTTGGTGACCACCGTGGCATTCTGCGTGCCGGTGACGTCGCCGCTGAGGGTGCCGGAGAAGCTCTGCGCTTGTTTGATCGCGGTGATGTCGCCAGCGGCGTCGACTTCGACGAAGGCGCCGGTCGCTTTGATCACGCCGGGCGTATTGGCAGCGGCGGCCGGAAGAGTGGCCTTGAGGCGGCCGGCGCCGTCGAACGCCACCGTGCTGCCGTCGACCGGCACCCGGGCTGCCAGCGGGACGACAGCAAAGCGCTGCCTGGGATAGATGCGCGCGTTGGTCTGGTCGGTGATCTCGATATAGGCGGCCGTCTCAGCCGAGGGGAAAATCGTCGTGTAGTCGTCGACCGGGAGATCGAGAGTAAGCTGGAAAACTCCGTCCTGGAGGGTCACGGAGGGGGCGACGACCGGCTCGCCGAGCAGCGGACTGCCGCCGGTCTCGCTTTGGAAGAAATTCACGGCAAGATCGACCGGCCCCGCCAGCGGTGTACCGCTCGGATCAGTCAGGCGTCCGCCATAGGACAACGGGAATGGGCCGGCAAGAGCGGCCGGTGGCGCAAGGGCGAGCCACAGCCCGATCAGAGCCGAGGAAATCTGGTGGTGCTTGGGCATTCGGGCAACTCCCAACCGACATCGATTCCTCTAAGCGGCTTATAGGATGAGGTCGGAAAGATGCCTCAAAGTCTTTAGGGGTCATGCAGACCTAGATCAATGGACTGAATCTTAAGGATAATATTGGAGGCTTGATACGACGGCGGACGACGCCGTTTTGCCTGCTCTTGTGAAGCTCAAACCAAAGCTGTGTATGACGGCAACAGCGTCAATTATGGAGGTCTTTCATGCGCGAGAGGATGGTCCGAAGTCCAAATGCCATGGCGTGCTCCTCGGCTAGGCCTTGAGTTTACAGCAATTTCTAAAGAGGGACGGCAGACGGGGCTGACTGAGAGGGAGGGGCTTAGGGGCTGTGCCGCTATGCGTTGCGTTGGGCTCGACGAGTGGATGCGGAGGCGCGAGGAAGGCGAGCGTCTGACGGCGAGCTTTGTAAAATAGTCCCAAAAGGACAGCAGCTTACCAAAGCGCGGGTGCTTTACTTTGAGATAGTGGTTTCTTGTAGTAAAGTGTTCTAGGGGATTTGCCGATGAGGATTGACGTCAGATGCTGGGAGACTCCCAGCGGCCGCAAGCCGGTCAAGGAGTGGCTGCGGAATCTGCGCCAAGAGAATAAGCGAGGCGCCATGGCCGTCGACCGCTTGATCAGCAAGCTTGCCAAAGCAGGGCGCGAGTTCGGCTTGCCGGGCTGCAAATTTATCGGTGAGGGACTCTATGAGCTGCGCGACACGACCAAAGGGCCTGGCTACCGAGTTTACTTTACATGGGTCGGCTCATCGCTGGTCGTTCTGCTTGTAGGTGGCGACAAGAGTTCTCAGGAGCGCGATATCGAGACAGCCCGTCGGCGTATGCTCGGCCTGGCCGGCGATGACTGCGAGACAGCGAGGTAGGGCGTTATGGCGAAGGCGAAAGATCATCAGACGGGGGGTCTCACGCCGGAGCGGGTGGCGGCGTTTGAGTCTTACGACGACATTCGGCGCGAGCTTTTCAGCGACGAAGAGATCACCCGCCAAGACGCTGCTGTCGACGCGGAGCTTGCGATTCTGCGCGCCATGCAGGAGAGCATCTCCAAGGCGGTGGCGGGCTTTATGGCTCAGGAGAACATAGGCTTTAACGAGCTCACACGCCGCATGGAGACGAGCACGCGGCAGAGTGCGCGCATTCTCAAGGGTGAAGCCAACCTCACGCTTGCGACGATCGCCGAGCTGGCTGCCGTTATGGGTAAGAGGGCTCGTATCGTCTTTGAGTGAAGCTGACTTGGGGCTCGGCAGAGAGCTAGTGGCGCCGGCCGTCGCTGTGACGCTTGGCGAGGTTATATACCTCGCCTCAAGGGCAGGATGCCGCCGCTGGGCACGGTGCATCGGACGTGATCCATCAGGACCATCCGCAAGTATGGCTGGTAGCCGAGCCTCTTGTCGCCCGCCAGCAGCTTCAGCTGTGCGATAAGCTGCTTCGGCAGCCGCACGGAGACGACCTGAAGGCCCATGGCCTCGTCCATCTCCCGCTCGTCCTCGGCACTCGTGGGCTTCGCGTGGGCAGCATCCGCGCCCAACTTGCCCGACTCCCAGTCCTCCACATCGTGGAGATACTCAGGGTTGGTAGGCTGGGTATTGCGCGCCATAGATCATCTCCTCTTGGGGGTTGGGTTCGTAGGCGGTCTTCAGGATGAACTGCTTGAGCTTCTTGTCGAACATGTAGACCACCTTGAGCTTCCGACCTGCGTTTATATTTGATTTTAAAGGAGATTGTTCAATCTGTCGGGTCTTTTACGGGAGGGAGGAAGGGGTGTCGATTACAGGGATCTCTCTAGGTCGCTCAGGTAGCTTGAGCAGCTCGACGAGCTGAGTTTTCACGTGGCGGCGTCCTTCTTTGCCCGAGCACGGGCGCGAAGGCGGCCTGCGGCCTCGCTGGGCTCGACCATGCTGCCTTGCCCTTCGAGCGCCTGCGACATACCGAGCAACCGGCGCTGCAGGGAGAGGATTTCGTTTTGCATGGAGGCGTAGAGGTCTTCTCGCATGAGGATGAGGGCTTCCCCGGAGCGGCGGTTGATGCGGATGGGCTCCGTGGCGGCGAGGTCGAGATAGTCTTTCAGCTCGGCTTTGAGATTTCGGGCGTTGATGGTTTCCATGGGGAGGGCACCTCGGGAGTTTTCTGCTCGCAGGAAGGCGTCAATCGTCTTAGCCCTTTGCCGCCAAGCCGCAGTCGTGCTGGTGGGCAGTTTGGCGAAGCTTTCGCAGCATCTCTCGTCACCATGTCTGGACCCTGAGGCCTGGCACGCGAGTGAATTCTTTGGTGTTGCGGGTTATGACTGCCACGTCGTGCGCCAGGGCGATCGAGGCGATGAGCAGATCGTTGGTTCCTATCGGCGTTCCAGCGCGCGCAAGCAGCGCACGGTTGGTGCCGTAAAACTCGGCTGCTTTGTCGTCGAAGGGGAGGCTTTCGAAGCTGGCAAAAAATCGTTCGAGTTTGTCGAGGTTGTCAGCGACACGCTGGCTGCGCCGCGCGCCATAGAGGAGTTCCGCCTTGACGACACTGCACAGCAGCAGCTCCCGCGGCTTTGCCTGTGCGAATTTCTGGACGACCTCCTGCTCGCCTTTGTGCAGGTAGGCGATGCAGGTGTTGGTGTCGAGGATACGCCTCACGAGTCTCCCCAATCGCGCTCTTGCGGGGGCAGGTCTTCGATTTCTGGAAAGTCGCCTTCCCAGCTGCCGGCCAAGTCGAAGAAGCCCAGCGGCCACTGGTCGCTGCCGACTTCCTTGCGCACGAGCTCGGCGATGAAGGCCGAGATGCTCTGGCCGCGGCGCGAGGCTTCCTTGCGGACTTTGCCCTCGAGTTCGTCGGGCACGTAGATGTTCAGTTGGGCCATCGGGTTTCTCTCTTCACTCCAGGATGACGAGTATATATATCATACTCTATACACTTGTCGGCACGAGAGTGAATCCGCTTGAGGTGATTCTGGCGTGATGGCAGACAGATCCGTCTGATTTCTTTTCAAAAAACAAATAGTTAACCAGGCGCTAAAGACTTTTGGCGAATTTTCCGATATACGTTGTATATACCTTCCCTCAAACGAGGGTTGGTCGGGGAAGGGAGAGCTGGTTCATGAGCCGTAAATCCGAGGTGCAGCCCATCCGCGTAACGCCTGAGGAGAAGCGTCTCATCGCTTTGGGGGCCAAGCTGCGCGGTGTCAGCATGAGCGCGCTGCTCGTGCAGGCCGCCGTCAAGGAGGCGCGTGCTCTTATTGAGCAGGAGATTACCCGTCAGGCGGAGACCAAGAAAAAGCTTGGCGGACTGGTCTCTCCCGTCTCCTCCGACGAGGAGAAGCTGAAGTTTATCGCTGAGGGTTGGGGCGTTTCCGTTGGCGACCTGAAAAAGCATCGCCATCAGCCGGCAAGTGACAAGACGCAGCGCAAAGCCGTGCTCGACGACCTCTACGCTTGGTCGAGGTCCTTTGCGGCCGACCTCGAGCAGCAGTTTGGCTCGATCCCGACTGACGACTCGGAGCTTGCCGCTTACATCGACAGAGTGAAGAAAGCCCGCGCATGACGACGGGGCGCCCGCGCGTTGTCATCGACACAAACATCTTGATCGCCGCCGCCGGAAACCTGGCAGCGTTTGCCGCTGGGAATGCCCAGATTTCGGTTGCCTCGAAGGTTCTCATCGCGGCTTTGAAAGGTGAGGTCGAGGTCTTTGTCTGTCCGGGCATCAGGGACGAGTACCGAGAGAAGATGGCGAGCGATTCCTATATGCCTCGCCTCAAGGGCAGGATGCCGCCGCTGTGGATGATCGACTTCCTGCTCACGGCGTCGATTGACGCCGCTCGATCCGGCGCTGGGAGATGGGCAGTGGACGCGTGACCCTGATGACGCGATTTTCCTGGCTGCGGCGGCCCGCTACGATGCCACCCTCATCACAAGTAACCTCGCCGACTATCCGGAAGATGGGCGCGGTGGCATCGAGGTTCTGCACGCGGGACAGTTTCTTGGAAAGTTCCCGAAGCTGAAGGAGGCCACCGACTGCTGCTCCAACGGCTGCTGCCCTGGTGTGCGGCGTTGCCGCACCCACGGCGGTGGTGAGTAGGCCGATGCTTAATTCAGCGACGCTCCTTGGGGCGGCCTCCCCGCATGTCGTCGATCATCTCGTCGACGGCTTGGCCGGGCTCGAGGGGCTCGACCTTTCCGGCCCACTCGGCGAGGTGGCCGTTTCTTGCGGTCTCGCCCTCCTCTGCGAGCGTGTGCTTGTCGCCGAGCTGGGTCGCTTGGCGCTCACTGGCACGCCTTAGACGGATGTACTCGGTAACGGCCATCTTGATGAAGCTCTGGTAGCCGATGTTGAGGCGCCTTGCCTCTTCCTTGGCGTTGGCTAGCAGCGACTCTGGCCACTTCATATAGATGGCCACCAGGGGCTCGTCGCTTTTGGGCCGGCCGCCGGCGTGACGCTTGGCGAGGTTTTCTTTGACCTGCTGGTCGATCTCGTGGAGCTGGGAAAGCTCGTCGCCTTGGGGAGCCACCCAGTCGTTTTGACGTTGGGCTCGAAAGTCATCTTCGAGTGCTTTGGCCTCGGCGAGGTCAGCTTCTTTCTTGGGCATGTCGTTTGTCATCATCACCCCCTCTCTGGCGGCGGCATGTTTTGTATATACTTTAGCTCAGGCCAGCCCTTTTATCAAAAATATATACGAAACCAGCCCTCCTCCCGGCTCAGGCCGTAAGTCCGCAAAATTTTTCATTCTCTAGGGAGGGGGCGCGGCGCCGCCGGCACCGCAATAGGTGGGTTTCGAAGGACCCGTTTGCCGACTTTGTAAGCACATTCCTTGAAGCCTTCCGCATCATGGCAAAACCACTAAATCTTTCTCATTTCGTCTGCTATCTTAGCTGGATAGGTCCATTTTCCGCCAGAAGTCGTTGCCGCGCGCGAGCGGCCTTTGAGCCGCAAGGCTTTCGCGTCTCATCAACGAGGGCCGCCTGCGCCAGTTGAGTAACCCCCGGTTAAGCGAAACCTCCCACCCTGGGAGAGAGGGGGTGGTTTTGGCGTGGTTTATTCAATGAAAGTAGAGGTCTAGGGTGCTTACGATCTACTACGTGCCGCTTGGTGGCTCAGTCGATGAGATGAAGCACGTCTACCGGGAGCAGGAGGAGCGGCGGCATCCGGGCAAGATGCTGCCGCACCTGGACGAGCGGATGAACAAGGTGCGGGTGGTTCTCGAAAAGAATACCCCCTTTCGCTCGCTGATGCTGACGGCCGAAGATCGTAGCGTGGTCGTCATCGAAGGGCTCGACAGCCTCAAGGTCGACAACGACGTCTTTGTCGAACTCTACGAGAAGCGCAGGAAAGACGGCGTTTACGTGCGGCTTCTGGTCGAAAACATTCTGCTCGATCCCAAAGAGCAGGCGACCAACTCATTTTTCGGCGCCATCATGAGCACCCACCGCAAGCGGACGCTTCGAGTAAGGCGGGTGCCAAGCCTTGCCGAGGCCCACGGCAAGAAGTTTGTGGGCGACATGCAGCGCGAGAGGCGAGAGGGCGCAACCCTGGAGGCCTTGGCAAAGAAGTACAACGTCTCCCAGAGCGCTGCCCATCGCTACACGAGAGGCTGCCGGCGGCGCCAGGCGCCGCGGAGTGACGAGTGCGAGCCGGTCGCCTCGCTTGCGAGGCTTGGCGCCCGCGCCGAGACGCCCGAAGGACGGCTCGAGCAGCTTATCGAGCTTTTTCTGTCCGGCCAAAGAAAGCCGTCCACCGCCAAGCTCTACCGGACGCATCTTGCCACCTACCGCAGCTTTGCGGCCAGCGTGCTCGAAAGCCCCGTCGACTGTCTCGACAAGTTTACGCTCGAGAGCGCCGTTGCCTTCAAGCAGTACCGAACCGAGCTTGGCAAGCAGCCGGCCACCATCGCCAGCGAGCTGAAGGCCGTCAAAGCCTTCATGCAGTTTTGCTTTGTCGAAGAGGAAATCCCAAAAAATCCTCTTCTGCGGCTTAAAACCCCCAAAGTCGAGCGCAAGATCCAAACCGAGGCCCTCACAAGAGAGGAGACCGCCAAGGTCATCAACACCGCGCAGGAAATTCTCAAGTCAACGCCGCCGCTCAACGTCTCGCAGCGCTGGAAGGCCCACCGCGACCTTTTGGCCGTCTACCTCCTGGCCGGCGTCGGCATGCGCCACAGCGGGCTTCTGTCGCTCAGAAAATGCGATCTTGTCGAGACACGCCGCGGAAAAAGCCTCGCCATCGACAGCAAAGCCAACGCCAATCGCTACACGGTGGGCGTCTCAAAGCCAGTCTCCGACATGGTCGAAGCCTATATCGATCGCTACTTTGTCGACGCACCCCCCGAAGCCTACCTCTTCTGCGCCTCGCTCGACGACAAGAGTGCCCCCATGACGATTGCGGGAAGCTGTCGCCGCATCAGCATTCTTTTCGACAAGGCCGGCATCACGCCGCTTGCTGCCGGGGGAAGCCAGAGAAGAGCTCACAGCCTTAGAGTCTCCTGGGCCAAGTTTGCCTACGAGATCGGCACGGATATTCGTAAAATTCAGCACAAGATGAATCACGGGGATGTCGAGCAGACCTACGCCTATCTAAAAATCGACGACGGCGAGGTCGCCATCGACTGGCTGCCGACTGTCCGCCTGCAAACCTCTAGCGGAGCCAGGCTTTGAAGGAAGATCCGAGAGGAGGAGCACTTGAGGCCGAGCAGATCAGGCTTACCAAGGTGAGGGCCGACAAGCTCGAGCTCGAGCTGCTCGAAAAAGAGCGAGAGCTTGTGCCAGTCGACGAGGTGAAAAAGCTCTGGAAGGCGGCCGTCATGGCTGCCAAGGCCAGGCTTCTTTCGATTCCGCCGTCTTTGGCGCCCACGCTGGCTCTCCTTGGCGAGGCGTCCGAGGTCGAGGAGGTGCTCACTCGGGCCATCGACGACGCCCTCGGCGAGCTGTCCAGGGGAGAAGTCATTTGAGGGCCGAAGGGGAGCTGCTTTCTGTCTTTCGCGAAGCCTTTGCGCCGCCGCCCAGGCTTTCCATCTCGGATTGGGCCGAGCGCTACCGCGTGCTTTCGGGCGAGGCCTCGGCCTCGCCTGGCCGCTGGCGCACCGATGCTGTGCCTTATCTGAGAGGCATCATGGAGGCCGTCAAGGCGCCCGAGGTAAAAGAGGTCATCGTCAAGGCCGCAGCCCAGGTCGGAAAGACCGAGTTTCTCCTCAACTGCATCGGCTACTACACCCACCAGGAGCCAAGCCCCCAGCTGGTGCTTCTGCCAACGCTTGAGCTGGCTGAGATCTGGAGCAAAGACCGGCTTGCCACCATGATTCGCGACGCAAAAGTCCTTGCCAAGATCGTCGAAGACCCCAGGGCCAAGGACTCCTCCAACACCATGCTGCACAAGCGCTTTGCCGGCGGTCACATCTCGCTGGCCGGCGCCAACTCGCCGGCCTCGCTCTCGTCACGGCCGATCAGGATCGTCTATGCCGACGAGGTCGACCGGATGCCCGACTCGGCCGGCTCTGAGGGAAGCCCGCTGGACCTGGCCCGCAAGCGGTCGTCGACCTTCTACAACCGAAAATTCATCGCCGCCAGCTCGCCCTCGCGGGAGCGCCGGACCTCCAAGATAAACCGCCTCTACGAGGCCTCAAGACGGCACGTCTTCGAGCTGCCCTGTCCCCACTGCAAGGCCTTTATCGTCCTCGAGTGGGAGGGGGTCGTCTGGGAGGACGCCAGGACTGAGACGGCCTTCTACCGCTGCCAGGAGTGCGCAGGCGCCATTCACGACGGCCACAAGCTTGTGGCGCTCAAAGCCGGCCGCTGGCGCTGTCTTGACCCAGAGAGGCGGGGGACAAGTGTCGGCTTTCACGTCTCGGCCCTCTACTCGCCGTGGGTCTCCTTTGGCGAGACGGCAGGCGAGTACATGGCGGCGCAAAGAGACACCGAGAAGATGAAGGTCTTCTACAACACCTTTCTCGGCGAGCCCTACGAGGACGAGGTCGACACGGTGGCCGGCAGTCTGCTTTCTGCCAGAGCCGAAGACTACGCGGCCGAGGTGCCGGCAGGAGTCAGGGTGCTTGTCCTCGGAGTCGACGTCCAAGACGACCGGCTCGAGGCCCACGTCATCGGCTACGGCGAAGACTGGGAGGCCTGGGTCATCGGCTATTATGTCTTTTGGGGGGACGTCGCCACAGACAGCCCCTGGGCTCAGCTTGACGAGCTTAGGGCAAAAGAGTTTCGCCACGAGTGGGGCTTTCCGGTCCGCGTCGTGGCAACCGCCGTCGACGCGGGCGACAACACCAAGATCGTCTACGACTACGTGCGCGGCAAGACCGGCCAGAGGGTCTTTGCCATAAAAGGTATGCGCGGCACGGGAAGGCCAGTCGTCGGTGCGCCGACCAGGCGCAAAAGCCCCTCTGACGGGCGCGAGGTGGTGCTTTATCCGCTTGGCGTCGACGAGGGGAAGACTCTCCTCTACCAGAGGCTCAAGCTTTCAGACCCAGGCCCCGGCTACATACATTTCCCCGTGGCGCTTTCTGGTGATTACTATAAACAGCTTACCTCAGAACGCGTGAAGATCACTTACCAAAATGGCCACCCCGTCAAGGTGTGGGAGCTGCCGCGGCACCGTCGCAACGAAGCTCTCGACACGGCCGTCTACGCGCACGCGGCCGCCGTCATCCTCAACCCGCTTTTTCGCGAGATCACCCAGAGGATGGAGCGCCTGAGAGACGCCCACGGCAAGGCGAGCGAGAAAAAAAAGGTCCTCCTCAAGAAGCGGCCAAGTGGCGTCGGCTTTGTGAACGCCTGGAGAAACTAGTGGAAGAGGTCAAAGAGGCGCTCGAGCGCGCTCGTGAGATTTCGCGCGCCATCGACGCTACGATTGCAGGCCGCGTCGGCAGCGACGTCTCCTCCTTTGAGATCGAGACCAACCTCGGAAAGCGCCGGCTCGACAAGATCCCGCTCAAAGAACTTCTCGAGGCTCGCACCTACTACCAAAAAGAGATAGCTCGGCTCGAAGCGCGCGTCAGACGCGGTGATCTGCCGTCTGCCCGCCAAGTCCTCGTGAGGTTTTAAAGACACGTGGGCTGGTTTGCCAGAGTCTTTCTCGGGCGCAAAGACAAGGTTCAAAAAAGGGTTTTTGACGCCGCCAAGACCTCCCGGCTGCAGGCGGCAGGCTGGGGGGCTGACACCCCCTACGACAAAGACATCCTCGCCTCGCTGTCTCGTCTTCGGGGCCGCTCGCGCGATCTGGCGCAAAACAACGACTACGTGAAGCGCTTTCTCGCGCTCCTCAACACGCACGTGGTCGGCCCCAAGGGCATTCAGCTTAGGTGCTCGTTTAAGGTGCAGGGCGAAATCGACCACCAGGTGAACGACGAGATCGAGGAGCAGTTTCGACGTTGGGGGAAAAAGGGCGTCTGCGACGTTACCGGGAGGCTTTCCTGGCGGGATGTTCAGCGCCTTGTGCTCCAGGGGGTGGCGCGCGACGGCGAGGCCTTCATTCGCTTTGTCTACGGCGAGCGCTACCCCTACGGTCTGGCGCTGCAGGTGATCGACCCGGCCCTGCTCGACGAGACGCTTTCCGACAGCAAGGGCGAGAGGCTCATCTCGATGGGAGTCGAGCTCGACGAGTGGGGAAAGCCCACGGCCTACTACTTCAAGGCCGGCCGCGACACGGGCGAGGTGGTGGCAGGCCGGCATTACCGGCGCATCCCGGCCGGCGAGATCCTGCACGTTTTCATGCAGGACATGCCGCAACAAACCCGCGGCGTGCCGTGGATCCACACGGCCATGAGTCGCCTCAAGATGCTTGGCGGCTACGAGGAGGCCGAGCTGGTCGCAGCCCGGGTGGCAAGCTCCAAGATGGGCTTTTTCAAGCAGACCGGCGGCTCTAGCTATGTTGGCGACGACCTCAAGCCCGACGAGGAGGGGAGCGTCATCCAGAAGGCCGAGCCGGGGAGCTTTGAGCTGCTGCCCGAGGGAGTCGAGTTTGAGCCCTGGAACCCCGAGCACCCGGCCGGAAACTTCGGCCCCTTTGTGAAGGCCTGTTTGCGCGGCATCTCGGCCGGTCTTGGCATCTCCTACAACTCGCTAGCCAACGACGTCGAAAGCGTCAGCTACTCGTCGCTTCGCTCGAGTCTTCTCGAGGAGCGTGACCACTACGTGTGCCTGCAAAACTGGCTCGTTGAAAACCTGTGCGAGGCCGTCTACGCGAAGTGGTTGACGGGAGCGGTGCTTTCCAAGAAATTCACGAAAATCACGCCGGTCAACATGGACCGCTTTGACTCGCCGCAGTGGGTCGCCAGGCGCTGGGCCTGGGTCGACCCGCTCAAAGACACCAAGGCCAACATCCTGGCGCTCGAGGCCGGGCTCAAATCGCGCACAGAGATCATCTCCGAGCAGGGGAGGTCACTGGACGACGTCTTTTCAGAAATCGTAGCCGAGAAGGCCAAGGCCGAAAAATTCGGTCTGAGCTTTGGAGAGGGCAGTGAAGAAGATAGCGGAGACGAGGGTGAGGCAGAGGCTACTGAGTCAGACGAGCAGTATCTCTCATAGGCTCTCTGACCTTGCCTCGGGCGAGATCAACGACGAGGCCCGCACGGTCGTTTTGACGTTTTCCTCGGAAGCCCCCGTCGACCGGTGGTTTGGAAGAGAGGTTCTCGACCACGGGGCGCGGGCCGTGCGCCTTGCGAGGATCAACCGCGGCGGAGCTTTTCTCTTAAACCACGACCGTAATCAGCAGATCGGAGTCGTGCTGGAGGCCACCGTCGAGGGCCGGCGCGGCAAGGCGCTTGTGAAATTTTCCAGAAACCAGCTCGGCGAGGAAGCCTTCCAGGACGTCAAAGACGGCATCAAAAGTAACGTGTCGGTCTCCTACCGCTACCACGAGCTAAAGCTCGAGGAGCAAAAAAGCGAGGGACCTGACACCTACCGCGTCACCGACTGGGAGCCGCTCGAGATCTCGCTCGAGGCCGTGCCGGCCGACCCGACAGTCGGAGTCGGCCGGGGCAGTCACTTTGAAGACATCAACCAGCTGGGCGGCCCCCAAGAGGAGAGCGCCGCAGAGCCAAAGAGGGAGGACGTTGCAGTGGTGGTGGCAGCAGGCGCCGAAGACGAACGCAAGCGGGCGCTCGAGATCATCTCGCTTGGAGACAGGTTTCAAAAACAAGATCTGGCGCGCGCGGCCCTGATGGAAGGCCTCTCGGTCGACGAGTTCTCGCGAAAGCTCCTCTTGGCAATGGAGTCACGCCCTGAGCTGCCGGCGGCAGCCCCCACCTCGGCGCGCGAGAACATCGGTCTCAGCCGCAACGAGACCAAGCGGTTTTCATTTCTGAAAGCCATGCGCGCTGCCCTCAACAACGACTGGCGGGGGGCCGAGTTTGAGCGCGAGGTGAGTGAGGCCGCAGCGGCGAAGTTTAAGCGTGAGACCAGCGGCTTTCTCGTGCCCTCGGATGTGATGTTTGCCTCGCGCTTTGAGACGACGACAGCGCCGGGGTCTGCCGGCTCGCTCGTTGCCACCAATATCCCGCCTGGCAGCTTTATCGAGGCGCTCCGGGCGCGGCTTGTGATCCGCCAGCTTGGCGCCAAGATCCTCTCGGGCCTTGAAGGCAACGTGACTCTGCCGAGGATGGCCGGCGGCGCCAAGGCCTTTTGGGTGGCAGAGACCAAGGACGTCGAAGAGCAGCCCTTTAAGACCGACCAGGTGCCGCTTTCGCCAAAGTCCGTGGGTGCCTTCACCGATATCTCTCGCCGTCTCATCCTGCAAAGCTCCATTGACGTCGAAGAGGTCGTGAGAGAAGACCTCGCCACGGCCGTGGCCAGCGCCATCGACCTGGCAGCCATCGCCGGCAGCGGCAAGGACAACCAGCCGCGAGGCATTCTCTTGACCGAGGGCGTCACCAGTGTGCCCTTAATGGATTTTGACTTTAACGCCGTCGTCATGCTCGAGACGGCGATTGCCAAGGCCAACGCCAACTTTGGCTCGCTTGCCTATCTCACAAACCCCAGGGTCTCTGGCGTCTTGAAAACGACTCTCGTCAACGAGAACAGCAGCACCTTTATCTGGGGAAGCGGACCCGCCGGCCGTGGCATCGTCAACGGCTACCCGGCCGAGGTCTCCACCATCGTCCCCGACAACTTAAACGGCGACAAGAGCGCCATGATCTTTGGCAACTGGGCCGATCTGGTGATCGGCGAGTGGGGGGTGCTCGACGTCCAGGTGAACCCCTATCTGAAGGGCACCTCGGGTACAGTGCGCATCCGAGTCATTCAAGACGTCGACATCGCCATCCGCCACCCCGAGTCGTTTGCCTTCTACGACACCATCAAGCCACCCGCGGGGCCAGAGCCAAGTCCTGAGCGCGGGCGGACGCGGCGGGGGGAGAGTTGACACCAAAAGATGCCTTTGGCGAGGGGGACATTACCTTTTTTTTTAGAGGAACAGACCTCGTCCACCGGGGGGTGTTTGAGACCGGGAAGCTTTCCGGCAGAGAAGTGGCCGGCGTCTTTGACGTGAAATTCTTCGACGAGGCCGTCGGCTCGATGCGCGTTTCGGCCGAGAACAGCCAGTTTCTCGGCCTGACGAGTGATCTTTCGGGGGCCGAGGCTGGGGATGTCTTTGCCGTTGAGGGCAGGCGCTACCGGGTGGCCGCCTGCCACGACGACCTGACCGGGATGAGTCAGCTTGATCTTGCCGAAGAGCTCGACACCGAGCTTGGAGAGGACTTCGCTTGAGCCTCGAAAAGGAAATCGAAGGCCTCGCAGAAGCGGTCCAGATGTCTGAGAAGACGCTCGAGGCGGCCATGGCGCGGGCTCTCTCGCGGACGGTGAGGACTTTTGCACGAAAGCTGGCACATGAGACGGCAGACGAGGCGAGAGTGCCGCTAAGGCCCGTGCGCCAGAGGATCAAGACGAGGGGGCGGGGGCTTTCGGCTACCCTCTCGATGATCACTCACGATCTGCCCTTGATCCTGGCAGGCGCCAGGCAAGGTCGGGCGGGAGTTGCGACACGCCAGGGGAGGCAAGTCGAGGGCGCCTTTATCGCTCCCGGGCGGCTTGGGCGGCTTGAGCGCAAGGTCTACCGCCGGCTTTCTTTGGCAAGGCATCCACTTCAGGTCGAGAAGGCAGAGCTGCACACGGCTGCCAGCGCGGCAGTCCTCAAGGTGGACGTGCGCGAGGCATTTCTAAAAAACCTGCTCCACGAGGTCAGATACCGCGGAGGCCTACTCGGCTAGAGACGATGTTTGGCGAGATCTACAAGAAAGTCGGCGACGAGCTGAGGCGGGTTTTTCCCAAGATCCCCGTCTACGACGCCTATCCCGAGACCAAAAAGATCGAGAAGGTGCCGGCCATCTTCTTTGAGCTGACCGACTTTGAGCCTGAAGGCGACCCCATGACAGGCGAGATGGACTTTGAGACGCGCTGGGAGGCGCTGGCCGTCTTGCCGCCTGCGCGCGGCCGCCAGATGGTGACAGCTCGCGACATCGCAGCCCGCATGGCGCTTGCTATTCATAACCAGACGTTTGTCGACTACGCGAGACAGGCGCGGGTTTTGCGCTGTGTCGACGCGCGGTTTGATCTTGCGGTTGCAGGCTACGAGGTGTGGTCTTGCGAATGGGTGCAGCTGGTGCGTCTTGGCGTCAACGACTGGGAGAGCTTGGCCATGTACCCAGAAGCTGCAAAGGTGCCGCCGTGACCAAAAGAAAGCACGTGGTGCTTGATTTCACCGAGGAGGCCACCAGGCTTGGCTACCTGCCGTTTACGGCCTTTGACCCCTTCTCCAAGATGGCCTTTGACGGCTACGTCGGCGAGTGGGCCTGGCCGATCCTTGAAAAAAAGCTCAAAGACCCCGCCAAGGCCTCCCCCCTTTGGACCGTCCAGTTTTGCTCGGCCATCCTCAAGCTTGGCCTTGACGTCTGCACCGCCCAAGACGACCTCTACGAGTTTGTCACCAAAAGTGAGGCCTTCAAGGAGACGGCAAAAGCTCGAAGGAGCTGGCAGTTTTGGACCTGGAGGCATTTTGACAAGCTAAGGGCCAAGCTTTTGGACCTGCCGCCTGAGATTCGCGAGAGAGCGCTGAAAAAGTGCTCCGACTTCGAGCACGGCTTTCGCGGAAAGCACAAGATTCCAAAGCCTAAGAAGGCTCCGCCACCGCCCAAGGAAAAGACCGCTAAGCCTGCGCCCAAGCCGGCAGCAAAACCGGCACCAAAGCCTGCGGCCAAGCCAACGCCGCCTCCCCCGCCAAAGCCGCGCCAGGGGGCTAGCAAAGCGCCCCTTGTCGTCGTGCGAAGAAGCACAGCGCCTGCTCCCGTCATCGTGCGCAAGGCAAAACTCACGGAGGACAAGCGGTGACGGCGTTTGAGGCAGCCGAGATGCGGCGTCAGCTTGCAAGCCTTGTGAGCTTTGGCGTCGTCACGGCCACCCTGGACTTTGGCGCCAGGGCACGGGTCAGGATCGAAGGCGGCCTGGAGACCCCGCCGCTTTCGACCCTGAAACGGAGAGCAAAGGGGGACAACGAGAACTGGCCGCTCGAGGTCGGCGAGCAGGTCCTTTGTCTCTTTCCCTCGGGCTCGCTTGCGCAAGGGGTCATCCTCGGGGCTGTCATGACAAAAGACAGCTTGCCGAAGGAGGATGGCCACCGCCTGAACTATAGCGACGGCGCGAGCGTGTCCTACGACAAGGCGGCCAAAGCCATGCGGGTCGTCTTGCCCGAGGGGGCAAGGCTCGAGGTCGTTGGCGGGGCAAGCATCGTCGTTAAGGCCAAGACGGTCGTCGTCGAGGCTGACAGTGTGGCGCTTGGCGGCGCCGACGCAAGTGCCGGCGTGGTCACGACAGAAGCCGTCTGCGCCTTCACCGGCTCTCCGCACCCGCAGGGCTCTCTTCGCTGCAAGGTGAAGCATGCTTAACGAGGACGAGGCCAGAGAGAGGATACTCGCCAAGATGAAAGAGCTTGGCTTCAAGCTTGACGCCGAGGGGGCCAGGGGCGCCGTGTTGGCCGATCTTCTTGCCGAGCTTGTCGCCTACATCGTCGAGAAAAACGAGGTCCAGGTCGACCCGGCAAGTGGGAAAGGAAAGTTTGGATGATGTCGCGTCGCACGGGAAAAAAGCTCTCCCCCGAGGAGCACGTCCGCCAAAGCCTAGAAGACATCCTCACCACGCCTAAGGGCTCGCGCGTCATGCTGAGAAACTATGGGTCGAGGCTTTTTGAGCTGCTCGGCAGGGGGATCGACAAGATGTCGATCTTTACCGCTGTCCACGAGGCCGTCGCCCGCTGGGAGCCTCGGGTGAGGCTTAACGCCGTGAGGGTGCTCGACGGGCCAGAGGACGAGAAAAAAGTCGAAGACGGGACAGTCTCCATCCTGCTTGACGGCATCATCAAGGTGACAGACACGCCGTTTTCGCTCGCCGTGAGGCTTGAGCGGTGAAAGCTGGCGTGATTGATCTTCGTCGTCTGCCGGCGCCCGAGGTGGTGGAGACCTTGAGCTATGAGGCGATCAAGCGCCAGCTACTCGAAGACTTTCGCGCTCGCTACGGCGAAGCCGTCGACCTTTTCGAGTCAGACCCCGCCGTCAAGGTGCTCGAGGTGTGTGCTTACCGCGAGCTGCTGCTGCGCGCCCGTGTGAACGAGGCCGCGCGTGCCACCATGCCGGCCTTTGCCCGGGGGGCAAACCTCGATCACGTCGCAGCGCGGCGCGGCTTGATGCGGGCCGCAGCCGAGACAGACGAGAGTCTCATTGGGCGGTTTTTGGACGAGGACGATCTCTTGTCGGCTGCCGGGTCAAAAGTCGGCTACATCGCTCAGGCCAAGGCCGTTCGGCTTTCCGGTGGAGGGTATGTCGTCGACGCCAACTGCGCCGAGGTGGGGCCAGCGCGGATCAAGCTTTGGGTTCTTTTTGACCCCAAGACAGAAGAGTCGGTGCGGGCGGCCGACCTGGCGCTGCTTCGCGACAAGATGGCCTACGTGCGCGCGCTGACCGATCACCTCACTGTCGAGGAGGCTTCCATAAAGCGCTTTCGCCTCCGTGCGCGCCTCAAAGTGCCCTACGGCGCCGACTGGCGAATGGTTCGCGCTCAGGCCGAGGCCTCGCTTAGAGAGCTTTTTAGGAGCCGCTTTCGGGTGGGGGCAAGCCTCGAGCCGTCTGTCCTCTATGCCGCGCTCCATGCCCAAAACGACGTCACCTCGGCCGAGCTGCTCGAGCCCTCGGACGGCGTCTTGTGCGAGGTCTTTGAGGCGCCGCTTCTCGAGGAGGGTGCGGACGGCCTCAAGCTGGAGATGTCCTCGTGACCAGCCTTCTGCCGAAAAATTCGACGCCGCTTGAGAGGACGCTCGAGGATGTTGCAGGAGAGAGGCTCGAGGGCCTCTCATTTGACTTTGCCTCGCTTTTTGACCCCGACACCTGCCCGCCGGCCTTTCTGCCGTATCTGGCTTGGGAGCGGGGGGTTGAGCTGTGGGACGAGGACTTTGTTGGGGTGGAGAGCGAAGACGACCTGACGAGGCGGCGCCGTGAGATCATCTCTCGCTTTGCCGCGATCAGGCGGCTGCGCGGCACCCTGGCTGCGATCGACTTGGCCATGGAGACCCTTGGCGTCAAGGCAAGAATCCGCGAGTGGTGGGACCACCCCGAGCCGAGGGAGCCCTACACCTTCAAAGTCATCCTACTGAGCAAGGACAACCGCCCCCTTGGCGAGGCTGAAAGACGCCGCATCCTGCGCGTTATCGAGTCGCTAAAGCCCCTGCGTGCCCGCTTTGACCTCGACGTCATGTTTGAGGCCGAGGCCACAGTCGGGGCAGCGATGTTTGCGCGGGTGACTCGCATCAAGCGTTTTGCCGCCGTCGTGGGGCGTTGATGGAGCGCCCGAGGATTACAAGACGCGGGCTCGAGGCCCTGGCCGAGGCCGAGGCCAGGGGTAAGAGGCTTCGCTTTGTCGGCATTGAGCTGGGAAAGGCCTCCTACGATCCAGACGGCTCCGAAGCAGCGCTCAAGGAAAAAGTCGAGGGCTCGGCGCTTGCCGACTCAAACCGGGTCTCTGGAAACCGCGTCCATCTCACAGCCGAGTTTCGCTCTGGGAGAGAAGCCTACGACGTCGGCGAGATGGGCATTGTGGCAAGCCTCGAGGGGGGTGAGGCGCCCCTTCTCTTTGCCGTGCTCTCCAAGAGAGGCGAGATTCTCGCCAAGCGGATACCGTCGGAAGATCTGCTTTTTGGCATCGACCTCATTCTCGAAGAGATCCCCGACTCGCTCATTGCAGTCGATGGGGTCGGAGAGCGTCTAAACCTCTCCTTGGCAAGGGAGCTTGCTGCAGTGGCTCTCTCTCTCACTCAAGGCCAGCGCCACACGCTCGAGCTGATGCGAGAGCTGACTGCCACCCGAGGGGAATTTTTGACCTTCAAGGAGGTCGCCAAGGCTTCGCTTGCGGCTCTGCGGGCTGACCTTGAGACCCAAAAGGCCGAGACTGCGAGGCTTGTTCAGGGGGTGCGAACTGAACTCGAGGCCGTGAAGGCCGAGGCTTTGGGTGAGCTTGCCCGCTACAAAGGGCGGCTTGGAGCGCTCCTCGGCTGGCCTGCCGGGGCGGGGGCTCAAGCTCTCCTGCAGGAGATCGAGCTCGATTTGTCGTCTCCAGTCTCCCATACGGGGCTTATCGAGTACCAGTTTACCAAGAAGACGGGAGGGAGCCTCAAGGTCGGGCTCAGAGACTTCTGGCTTCTACGCGCGGGAGGGACTTTTCCGCGCGAGCTGACGCTTGCGATCTATCTCGACAACGTCGAGCGACGCTTTCGCCTGGAAACAGCTCTCTACAGCGAGAAGTACCTCTATCTGAGCGCCGGGCTTGTCGAGTTTGAGTTCTCCGAGGCAGAGCTTGCCTCTCCAGGCCCAAAGGAAGGGGTTATGAGTCTAGAAATCCTGGGGGATGCCCAGGCTCTCTTTTCGCAGGCGGCGCGAAAGCCTGCCATTTTCTTTATGGAGTAGGGACGTGACTCTCGAAGAGCAGATAGCGCTCCTGGTCGACGAGACGAGAAGGCTGCAAGAGCTGATGGCAGGCGAGGTTAGAGCCCTGCAGACGAAAGTCACCGAGCAGGAAGCCAGGATCACGGCACTCGAACAGGGGAGGTCGCCAGGTGGCTGAAGGTTTTTGGCATGGAATCGAGGTCGTGCCGGTCACGACCAGGACGGCCCCCGGGGTGAGAACCCCGGCGACGTCAGTCATTGGGGTTGTTGGCACGTCGGCTCTGTCGGACAAGGTCACAGCCCACACGCCCATTCTCGTGAGAGGGGCGCGGGAAGCCAGAGAGCTTTTCGGGGCACTCGATGTGCCGGGGAGTCTGCCCAAGACCCTGGCAGCGATCTACGAGGAGACGCAGGCCGTCTGCGTGGTCGTCACAGTCGGGCCTGGCGAGGCCGACGCTCTGGCTACCCAGGTGGCGGGCACGCAAGGCGAGCTGACAGGCGTATACGGCCTGCTCAAGGCCAAGGCAGCGCTTGGCGCCCAGCCGCGCATTGTGATCGCGCCCGAGTTTTCCGCCGACGAGTCGGTGAGGGCAGCTCTAAGCAGCGTGGCAGGGCGGCTGCGCGCTGTGGCGTCTGTTGAAAGCCCAGACAGCGGCGACCTGCAAGCGGTGATCGGGAGCTTTCAGAGTCTTCGCAGCTCGCGGCTCTATCCGGTCTATCCAAACGTCCGGCTCGCCGCTCCGATCGGGGTGGTCGGCGGCTCGGCTCTTGCAGCCGCCTTGATCGCCAAGACCGACGCAGAGCTTGGGTTTTGGGTGTCGCCCTCTAACCGGCTTTGCTCGTCGGTCGTCGGCCTTACCCATCCGGTCGAGTTTTCGCTCGATCCCTCCGCGGGCGAGTCCGGCGCCAACCTTTTGAACAAAAACAAAATCGCCACCTTTGTGAACGAGCAGGGCTTTCGCCTGTGGGGCAACCGGACCCTTTACGACGAGGCCGACGCGCTGGACAGCCGGCACAAGTTCATCAACGTGCGGCGCCTCAGGGATTTTATCGATGACGCGATCCTGCAGAGCCACCTTTGGGCCGTCGACCGCAACATCACAAGAAGCTACGTCGCTCAGGTCACAGAAAGCATCAACAACTACCTGCGCGACCTCAAGGCCCAGGAGGCCATCCTCGGCGGCCACTGCTGGATAGACCCCGAGGCGAACACCGTGTCCCAGATCACCGAAGGCCACGTCACGTTTGACTACGAGTTTACGCCGCCCTATCCGGCCGAGCGGATCACCTTTCGCTCGCTGCTGTCGGACGACCACGTAAAGGAGATCTTCTAGGTGACGCTGCTAAACAATCTCCCGCAGAAGCTCACGCATTTTACGCTCTTTGTCGACGGCCGCGGCTACGCCGGCATGGTCGACGAGATCGTCCTGCCAAAGCTCACCTACAAGGTCGAAGACTACAGGGCCGGCGGCATGGATCTTCCCATCCCAATCGAGATGGGCATGGAGAAGCTCGAGGCTGAGTTTACGCTTGGCGAGTACGACCGCTTTGTGATCCAGCAGCTTGGCTTTCAAGAGGGCGGCCCCATTGCCCTTCACGTGCGAGGCGCCCTCAAGCGCCACACGCTGGCTGTTCCCGTGAGCTGCCACATGCGGGGCGTCATCACCGAGATCGACTTTGGCGCCTGGAAGGCTGGCGAGACGACCGCCATGAAGTTTCGTCTCTACTGCACCTACTACCGCTACGCGCATGCCGAAGAGGTGCTCATCGAGATCGACGCCGACAACATGGTGCGCCGCATCAACGGCGTCGACCAACTGGCAGCCGTCAAGGCTGCGCTGCTTAGAGGATAAAGGGCATGAAAAAAGAGGTAATCGAGCTTTCCTATCCCGTCGAGCTTTCGGGCCGGGGGTTGGTGCGGACCATCGAGCTTAGGAGAGCCAAGGTAAAAGACCTCGAGCTGGTCGACCGCTACGACACCGAGGCTGCCAAGACCTTGCATCTGATCAGCCACCTGGCCGAGTGGAGCCCAGACGAGGTGAGAGAACTCGACTTTGCCGACTACCGCAGGGTGTCCGACAAGGTGGCTGGTTTTTTAGGGCTTGCTCCCTAGAGGAGCTGCCGGCGGGAAGGCGGGCACTGCT